AAATTTTTTAGTTTTGATTTTTAATTTTGAAGAATCAAGACCGCTAATTGCTTTAACTTTTAATCCGTTAACAAATACATTACCAGAAGCTGTTTGCCTAGGTTCTGTACTTATATTTTTAGATTTAGCCATAACATCTTTCACCGCATCAGCTTTGCCTTGCTCATAAAAATGTTGTGCTATAGTATCAGCATTACGCGCTGCATATAAAGCTTTGTGATAGCCTTTAGCATCTGATATTTCTCCTTTTTCATTTAAGAACGTCTTAACAAAATTGCTAATATCTGATTGTTGCTCTGCTACCTGTTTAGGATTTTTTATACCGTATCTAAATTTTTTTTCACTAACATTAAAATCGAAACCTTCGAAATCATCAGTAAAAAGATTAGATGTTTTGTTTAAAAAAATATCCTGTTTTTGCTTTATAGAGTTTTGCTCTTCGTTGTATCGGTTGAAAAAGTCTGTAGCTTTTTGTTGCTCTTGAGTTACGCCCGGTCTCAACTTGATCTCGTCGTAGTATTTACTTTTTAAGCTTTCAAGAAAGTCTTTAGCTTTTGCAGCCTCCTCTTTAAACGCAATTTTCTTTTTGCGTATATCTTTTGGTTCATCTATATCTTCATCGTAATCAAAGTCTTCTAATAAAAGACTTACATCTTCAGAATCTAAATGTGGTTTAGTTTGTTTATAATATTCTCTAATTAAAGTTTTATTATCAACGTTGGTATAATCTGCATTAAGCCTAACATAGTCTTGTACAGTTCCACCAGTATCTTCCATGAAAGAAACTAGTTTTTCAATATTTTCAGGTAGAACCCTTTGCTCTTGCACGGCTTGTTCTACTTCTTTAGTTACTTCGTTTTGTTTTTGTTCTTCTTCAGTATCTTCAATTACAGTTAAAGGAGATTCTACTTCTTTGTCGGGGGTCCGTACTTCTTCAACCACTTCTTCGCTGTTGCCACTGTCTTCGTGCTTTTCGATAATAGCATTGCTATCATTTGTCTCTTGTGTTTGAACGGCATCGTCTTCTTCTTTTATTATTACTTTAGTAACTTCTGGTTCTGTTTCTATTAAAGGTTCTTTAATATTAACCTTAGTAACTTCATTACTTGATTTACCTAAATTTTTAGGTTTTGAAGGGGTTTTTATTTTAAACTCTCCTTCTTGTTTTACTTCTTCTGACATAATATAATAGTATAAAATTAAAGGATTTTATTTTCAACGAGGCTCAAACTGTTCTAGTCCAAATCCCCCTAGTGAGTCAAATCCAGATGACTCAAAGTTTTTAGGTAGTTCATCGTTTTGACGCTGCGAAATCATTTCTGATTGCTGTGTACCTATAATTCTAGCACGCTCGTCTTTACGATCTTCTATTTCTTGTTCTTTAGCTTTTTCAACATTAGCTCTAGCTTGTGCTAACTGTAAGTTATATTGAAACTCTTGTTCCATTAATTGTCTTTTTATCTCAGCTTCTGTTTGCATTCTTTGTATTTCAAACTGAGATTTACCCTGCTCTAATTGTAGTTTACCTTCATTTAAAGCTTGTTGTTTTTGAACTTCAGCCATAGCTGCTTTTTCAGCTGAAGCCGCGTTTGCTTGGGCCTGTGCTTGTATATTTTGTAATTGGGCTTGTTTAACTTGCTCAGCTTTTACTTTTTGTCTATATTTTAAAAACTGATTAGCTAATTTTAAATTGCTAATTTGTCTTATATCTATAGCATCAGACAAATCTATAAGACCACCCTGCAGAGCAACTTGAATATTTTGCTCTAATCTTTGTTGCTCTTCCTCGTCTGGTTCTAACTCTAAGAAAATACCAAACTCATGAGTGTTTAATTTTTCTATATCTTCTAATGTAGAAACATTAAATTGATTTATAGAACTAAGTAATGCTTCTTTGGTTAAAGGGAAATTAAGCATGTCTGATATTCTTAAACTTATATTTTCTGCATTACGAACCGTTAAATACATTAACGATTGTAATATGTGTTTAGTCGCTGTATTAGAAGCTGCAGCCGCTAATTTTTGTAAACCTACTAACGAATCCTTTGCTGGTTGACTACCATCTCTAGCTTCGTTAAGCCCCGTTACATCACGTATCATTTGTAAATAATATTGATACGTTTGTACTAACGCTTGTATTTTAGCCATACCAGAAGATGTTTGTAATTCTTGTATAGGTACTTTACCTCTATTAGGATCACCATCTTGTGTTAAACTTCTACCTACAATACTACCAGTTTGAAAATACATATTCAAAGCTTCTTGAGGATTATAAGTAGTTCCATTACCAAGATCAACTTCTGCTAAGCCATCTACATCAACGTAAACACCATCAGGTACCATACGTGATAACACTTGCTGTAGTTTTAAATGTGTTAACTGTATCATATCTGCAAACCCAATACATTTACTAACTAAACTTTCAATACGACCTTTGTACATTCTAGGTGCAGATATATTGTAGTTCATTTTAACTTTAGTCTGGTTACTAAAAGGTCTTGTCATATTTTCAGACAATTCCCATTTAAGCATTTTTTCGTGACCAAGTATTTTAGCGCCGCTGTATAAAACCTCTATAGCTCTATGAACTCTATTGAAGTTATCACTTTCAGGTGGATCAAACGTGTCTGGTTTTTCTAAAGCTTTTTCAAGACCTTGATCTGTTTGTTTTATTTTAAATACTTGATTTTCATAAGTTTTATATTCAAAATACAATACTTGAATTTGACTTTGTTGATCGTCTTGAGCGTAATAATCACGAGTGTAATTTACATTACCTGGGTATTTTTGTATTTCTTCTAAATCAGAATCTGTTAAATAAGGAAATTGTTTTTTAAGTTCTTCAAGAGTAACGCTTTTAACTTCACCTACATAATATATATCTTCAAAATTAGGATCTTCAGTATATGAATAAACTAAATTAGCTGGATCTACATATTCAACTGTAAGGCCATTAGCTAAATTAAAATCAGTTTTAGTTGCAGCTATACCTATAATGGTTAAATCAGAAGCCAAACGTTTTTTTACTTCTTCATATTTATTATAATTAAAAACATTAGATATAGCCTCTTCTTCTGCTATTTCAATAGCTTGCTTGTAATTTAACTGAAGGTACATGTCTAATTCCTGTTTATTTTCAGGAAGCTGTTCTGGATCTGGTGTCTTAAAAAAGTTTTTACCAGTTATTTCATTAAACTCTTCTATTAAATCTTTATTAGTTATATCACGTAAAGCGTTAAAAGCGTAATCAGTTCTTTCTTTTAAAGCATATGGATCTGAAGCAAAAGATTTTATTTTATAACCTTTGTCAGTCATACCATTTACAACAATATCTACAAACTTAGATAATACAGCTACTGGTTTCCAGTCTAAATTTAAATAAGATAAATCACCGTTAATAGATAATTCATCTTTATACTTTGCTACAGATTGTTCACCTCTAGCGTATAGTCTTAATCTATGAAAATCTTGCCAACTATTACCAAAACGGCCTCCAGCTCCTAAACCTCTGTCGCCTCTAAACCATTCGTTTTCTATAGCTCTTCCTACAGCTAAGCCATAATCATATGTCTTTTTCTCTGCGTCTGGTACTACCTGACTTGGGAAAGAACTATTAACATTAGTGTAAATCATCTATTTTATTATTTTTGAAATATTGCCTTTATTATCATATTTTTTAAATGATAAATTAACAGCTTGTTTTTTTGATTTATAAACTGGTGTATATTTGTTTTTGTTACAAGCCATTATAGCCAAACCAGAACTAATAGAAGCATCGTGTTTTGTTCTATTGTTTATATTAAACTTAGCCCAGTCTTCTAACGTTTCTTGAAAATACATATTACCATACATAGTTTCTTTAAGCCCAACGTGATCTTCTATATAAGATTCTATAGCAGCGGCGTGAGCTTGCTTAATATCTTCTGATGAGTTAGGTATTCCACCTATCTCTCTTTCCGCTACAGACAGTTTTAATTTATCTGGTCTGTTCATTGAGAAAGCTCTGTAACCTCTACGTTTTAAATAATACAAAAGTCTAGGTTTATTATTTTCTGCTAATAATGGCATACCGTAAAAATGTAAAGCCATAAGTACATCTTCAAAGAATATCTCAGCCGTTGGAGGTCTTGATATATATTCTAAGAAAAACATATTAGCCGGTACGTTTTCCATAGAGAATTTTGTAAGTCCGTGAAGAGCTCCGTTAGATCCTCTATTATCTACTGTACCTGATATATCGTATGAGTCACATCCAAAAGCACCGCAATGCTCGTTACCAGGATATTTAACTCCATTCTTTATTATTACACGATTTTGTAATTGTATAGGTGGAACCCATGAAACTAAGAACCTACCATTTTTATTTGGCATAAAATTAACAACAGTATCTTTTATACCACCTTGCCAAGAAAAGTTACCTCTTGTTACTAACTTAGAGTTATCAGACTCATCGTTATAATCTATCTGTTCGTATATCTTAGTTAGATTAAATAAAGATTCTTTTGTTTCATCTCTAAAAGCATGCTGCTCTGTACGAGGAAACTGCCTATAATATTCATTTAAACTATCTTGATCACCTTTTAAACCTTCAACTTCGTTTTCCCAATGGTTTATAACACCTACTTCAACTTGAAGCCCGTCGGCACCTTCAACTGATTCTTTTGGCGTATCAAAGACAGGGTGTCCATAAGCATCAATGAATCCTTCGTAATTCCACTCCATAGGTATGAACAAAGAATATAGTCCTGAGCTAGTCTGTCCATTGCGGTTTCTTTTTGTAACGTCTGAAGCATAGTATAATTTTTTAAAGTTTTCACCACCTTTATCAAGAGCATTGCTCGTTGATCCCATCATACACTTACCGACAATTCTACTACCTAATCTAAGGGTTGTTTTTGTAACCCTCCAGTTATTCAATATGTTATCAGGTCTTTCCCATTTACCTGATTCATCGTGTACAAGCAGTTTTAGTTTTTCACCATCATAACTGTTGTCACCTGTATTTTTCCAGTCAATAGTTGTATCAAGACCTACTACTTCGTCAGGCGTTTCACCTTGATCTAGTTTTCTACGAGTTAACTTTGACGCTGGTACTCTGTACGCTAGTTCTGTTTTTGGACGGTCCATACCGTCTTGTATTGGTTTAAAAAAGAACGGGTAGTTAATTGATATGGGTACTACCTTATCTGTAAACATTTTTTTAGCATCAGCCCCTGATTTTGATAAGATACCGAATCTTGAATCTGAACTGATTGTTGCCAGGTTAACAGTTTCGCCTGATGCCATGAATGAGAAACCTGATCGTCTGTTTTTGAGGTAGCACATACCGTAGCATCTTTGATCTGCTTTGCAAGCTTCCCAGAATATAAAGAATAATCTGTTTGACTCCCTAAAATCTGCTGCCCCAACATCAATTTTACTCCACTGCAAGTACATGTAGTGAGTACCAGTGAGGTAAGTAGCAATACCTTTGTTATTAAACCAGTGACCTTCGTCACGGCGTTTAAACTCTTTGTCGATATACTCATACCATTTTTCTTTAAAGTGATCCGGGTATTTATTCCACTCAAATACACTTTTAATTTTATTTAATTCTTTAGGATATTCCTCTTTAGACCATTTGTCTTTATCCTTATTTAGTTTATCTTTAAAAGGTGGTAATGCTATTTTAAGGTTTTGTATTTCGTATATCTCACCTATTTGACCGGTCTTACTTATAACAACTATATCGTGTTCTTTGTTATAACCGTACTCCCACTTTTTGCTTTTGTTATTTCTTTTAAGCACGTGAGGTTTTATGTAATCTGTAAGTACAGTAAATAAAGTTTGCTTGTACATTACTTAGATCTACCTTCTGCAAAACCCTTAAAGGATTTTTGTTTACTATCGCTTGGTTTATCTTCAAGCATATTCTTTTCCTCTTCGATACGGTTAAGTATTTCAAACGCATCGAATATAGCTAACTTTTTTGTTGCAGCTGCGTTTTTTAAACGATCAGCTGAGATGTCATCATCTGAATCTACAATAGGTTCTTTAGCTACCTTAATTAATTCCTCAACTGCTCTTTGCCCAGCTTGGATTATATTCAACTTGGTTTTCTTGGTGCTCATACTTAATTACAATATCATTTGATTTCATACAATAAAGCCG